CAAAGTACAAGCATCTATCTATATCTTCAAAGGTTTGTGTTTGGTCTACTACTCTTAATCCCATCATAAACACTAACACAAACTCAATCATTACCTTTTTCTGCTACCCTATCTTCGTGACATTCACAGTTACATTCTTCGTCATTACACTCGTAGCACTCACATGTATCGCATTTATCCACGGTATCCTCCACCTGCTGCTTTGTATGCTTTGGCAACCATTTGTGCTTTTCTAGCTGACCATTGACCGGGAGCACCTCCCTTACCACCTGCTTTGATACGGTTGAATATGTTCTTACGCATTGTAGGTTTAGTATAGTTACCTGCCTTATTTACTGTGCTTTTTTTTCTTACTGCCATCTCTATCCTCATATAAGTTATTAAACGTAGTGAATGGGTCTAGGTAAGATTCATGTGACTCTGCTGAGTGTGTCCACTGCGATGGTGCAAAGTCAGGAGCACCTTCTCCTGTAACCCACAGAGCAGGACTTGTAGCTCTTACTCTGTTATTTGGAAGTGCAACAATGTTGCCTGTCCATTTTCCTGCATCCAACAAGTACATCACGTGTGACTGCTTATGCTGTGCCGGGTCATCTGCTATGTCACTGTCTGTATAGTCAACAGTAAACATATACTTAGCTGTGTAGAACTCATTGCCTATCTTACATAACCAAGGACTAGAACTGACTCTGTCCATAACTATGATACTATGGTTTCTTGATTCACAATCCCAAGGTTGACACAAGTGGTCTTCCATTGGCTCTGCCCATTCATCTACAGGTATGTCAGCTACGAGTGCTTGTATTGGCATCCTTGCCCACATTGCACCACCGTGTACATTATCATCTTCTGTACAACCTGTGAAGACTACCTGAAAACTTAGTGACCTATCAGGTATGGTATTAACTGCGAAAGCTAGTGCGTGTAGGTATTCACCGTGATAATTCATATGATTACAAGTGAACTCCTTACGTACCCAACATTTAAAATGTGGTACGTTACTTATAAGATATGACATTACTTCTTTTTAGAAGCTCCACCTCTTGCATAACCCATAGTCTTTTTCATTGTCATAGGCTTCTTCATACCACCTTTAGCCATGTACTTTGTTTTCTTCATTCCGGCTCCACCTTTAGCCATATATTTTGTTTTTTTCTTCATTGCCATTTTAACTTCTCCTATTTACTTTTCTAGCAGTCTTAGTTCTTGCATAAGACCTATTCTTAGTTTTAGACACGACCTTCAGATTAGAAGGTCTATTGTCTTTAGGGTTGCCATTTCTATGTGCAACATCCTTACCTGTAACACCAACACCCTTTTTCTTGAGCAAGTTACGAGCAGCATTTCTACTGTCTCTTCTTTTTATTTGATCAGGCTTACCGTGGTAGTTATCATACTCCTTACGATAATTTCTTTTAGGCTTTGGTTTAAGTTTTACTAGTACCATTATTACTCTTCTTTATTTTATTCTTCAATGCAGCTGTTGTATACAGCTTGTCTTTATACTTAAACGTAGCAGCTTTTTTACTTATAGCAGTTTTAAGAGCAGTCATAAAAGATTTACCACTACTTATCTGAGAAGGTTTAGTTTGTAGTTGACTAGGTCTTTTCTGTGTCTTGCGTTTATTAGCTTGCGTTATACTCATTTCTTGTTCTTTCTATTGTCTATGGTATTAAGCACGTAGCCACCCTTACGGTAGTCATTACCACCTATTCTGTTCTTTGTTACTGAACCACCCTTAGACTTCTTTTCTTTGTCTCCAGCTTTCTGTGGAGCTTTTATGTTACCTGTCTTCTTCATATTAGCATCTATTTCGTCATACATATCTCGTAAAAGATTACTAGGCACTTTGTCAATACCCTTTATTTGAGTAGGTGTTTCTGCACCACGATTGTATACTTGATTAACCATATCTCGCCTAATAGTTCCATATAAAGTAGGACCTACTAACTCTTTAACTTTTGTTTGTGCTATACTAGGCATTAGGCTTTTCCTTTTTTGGTTACTTTAGGCTTTTTCTTCTTAATCTTACCAATAGTTATGCTAACAACAGTAATAGCCTTGCTTTTCTTCTTCTTAGAAGTTTTCTTTTTAGTAGATACACCACCACTGTTCATGTATCCCATTGTATTACGCACAGATGTAGGTAATTTCTTTAACCCTATCTGATTAGGTGTTGTTTTCTTTAATGTCATTTAACATCTCCATCGTCTTCTAGCTTGTCGTAAGCGACTATTAGGATTTTTAGCTGCTTTAGGAAACTTTTTCATTTGTCCTGCACTTCTAGCACAATATGATTTACGTCTCGCTGCTCTTTTTCCTGTTGGTTTCTTTTCTGTGACAGCAGTTTTAAGTTTACTACCCGGATTATCTCTACGATACTTGGCAACACCCTTAGCAGTCATTCCTGCACCAGACTTAGTGGGTCGTTTTTGACCTCCACCTATCGTATGACCCTTCATCGTGCCTTTGCGTGTCTTTGTTGCCATAATTTATTCTCACTTTATCTGATTCTTTATCTTCAAAGCACTTATACTTCAATGCTTGGAACATAGGCATGTAATCTGGCAGGTCAGCAGCCATTTCATAGGTACGTACTATACATTCCTGTTTAGTTTCGTATGGACCTTCCAAATCTTTCAGCGTATGACACACATCGGAGTTACCGATCATGCATACAAGTACAAATGCTTCAAACATTACGTATCCCTCCATCCTTCTGCCTTCATAGCAGTCTCTACATGCTTCAGAGTAAATGGTTTACCGTAATGTGCTTCTACTGCTGCCCTCACGTAATAGACATCACTGTGAGGAATATGCAATTTATCTAACGTATTAGTTGCTACAGCATGGTAAAATGCTTCTAGCACGTTATCTGTATATAGTTTTACTGATTTTTTCTTCATTGTCAAGTCAATTCTAGTTATTTGTACGGAGGATTAAGGATATATGATAAGATACATTTAATATGTATCATTTATATGTTTTTTTATATTATAATAATTAACATTTACTATGTTACATATACAATGTGTTTAAGTTATACTTAATTATACCAGAATAATAAAAGGTTGTCAAGACATTTATTATGTCACCACCCAAAATGTGTACATAGGCTATGCTCATGCTAGTTGCTAAGACAGTTATTCTTGTGGTTAACACTTAAAATACCTGATCTGTGTATTTCTCCATGCATACGTACCGTACCGGGGGTAGTGGCAGTGGCGTACCCATGCGATCAAATCCGATAATATTAGGCTAAAACCCTGATTTCAAATAAAAAAACACTATATATACGCAAAAAAAAGTTTAAATATCTAAATATAGCTTAACAACTTGTTAAACTAATAAACTGTTATGGTATCAGTTGTTTAATTGATAATGTTTTGATGTAATGATATTTGAAAAGTGAATTAAATACATATCGTATGCATATTCTAAAACATATACCCCATTAAAACCCTTGCAGATTAACAAGTTGTTAAGCTAACCCTAAATTATTTTATAAATACGCTTGACTTATTTGAGAATATCTATAAATTGATAATTGTTGATCAGCAATTAAGCATTTCAACTTTTTACTTAGGAACTAAAATTATGACAAATCAATATGTAAATGGAACTTTTTCTAAATCTTATTTTACTGCTTCAAATAACTTTGATCTTAAATTATCTAAGTCTTTAACGTCTAACATTGAACAATGGTTTATTGATTGTGACGATATGCAAGCGTTACCAAAAAATGATAAAGGTGAGTTAGCTAACAAAACTTTAAAAGATACTAATTACGAATTGTTAGCCTTGCCAAAATATGCGAATGAAAAGGGTAAAATGTTAAAAGTTGATAATGAGAAAAAAGATGAAATTAGATTTTTTCTAGCAACTAATACTGAGTACAAGGGTAAAAAACAAATTCGTGATTTATTCGATAATTCAACAGTATTTTTAAATAGCTATATGAAAAAGTTTTTTGATTATAAAGCACCTGAAATTGTGAAGCCTGAAGAGAAGCCTGAAGCAACTACTGTTGAAACTGATACTGTTGAGATTGTTAAAACTCAAGCTGAAATTCAAGCTGAAACAATGCAACTTGCATATTCAAATCTTTATAACCTTATGGCAAAAAATAATATTACAATGGACACATTTTATGAATTTGCCTTGCAATTAGAAACTGATAATAATATCAATATTGAAAAGATTGAAGAGTTAAAATTAAAAACAGCTTAACAAGTTGTTAAACCAAACCCCAAACCCTAGGCAATTAATTTTGTCTAGGGTATTTTTTTGCCTAGAAAAAAGTATATTTTTTTAAAAATTACTATCCTACTATCCTAGTGGTGGTGGTGGTGGTAGTCGTGCTTCCGTGCAAATTACAATGCCTGCAAGCTAATGTTGGTGGTAGGTGGTGGGGGTAGCTTCACAAGTTGTTAACTGTACCCCAAACTCAAGTGGTAGTGGTTGGGGTGTAAGCTGCTGAGGTGTCAGCTAAGTCCTTGATTTGACATAATAAATTACTTGTGTTATAGTATATACATAATGAGAGAACAACTTACCGAGCAATTCAGCTTAACAAGTTGTTAAACTATAAGGAGCTAAAATGTACTACATAATTAATAATCATACTCAAGAGTATCAGTTTTTTAGAAACAATATGTTGCAGAATAATCCTCACCCATTTGATACGAGGGAAGATGCACTAGCTAATATAAACAAGTATTTCTATTCTGTTGGTCATTGTGAAATGTACTTTAAGCACCTAGTTGACAAATACTTTACTATTAAGTATATTAAACCAAGATTTTAGAAGGAGATTACATGAAGAAAGGTTTTGAAAATGGGAGTCTAGTTCCTATCAGTCATGGCATACAATCGCATAGTGGTAGTATGCATCTACATGCAGATAGGGAAAGCTTCAAGGATATGTATATTATAGCTAGTCGTGGGGGTGCGTTGAATGATGTAAGCAACCTACGTGAGTATAATAAACAAAAGCAGAAGGAGAAGAACGTCAATGCTCTTAGTAGACTTATTGCTAGGGGTAAAGAGAGAGCAAGTAAACTAAATTCAGCTTCACAAGTTGTTAAACTGTTCAACAAGGAGAACTAAAATGTTACAATTAGAGTTAGTCAAGACTGTTCCCTACCTATCATGTGGTGGACAAAACATAAAAGAAGTCTATAGGGGTACTAACGTATCAGATGCAGAAGTTGAGATTACGCATCACAATAGACATTCAACACATGAGTTGTCATCATCTGTTGGGGTAGCTATACGTCAAGATGTAATATGTGAAAGTATTGGTCAGTATCAGCCACCACCAATGCATATACACAAAGCGAAAGTATTTAGGACTATGGAAGAAGCTAAAAGGTGGGCAGAAACACAAGTCTGTATGTCTTGGGATATAGGAGAAGAAGTATGACTGAAAAACTAGGAGCAATCGTACTGTTAATCGTATCTGTGGTGGCAGTAGTCGTATTAGGTAATGACATTATGTATAGTGCAGGACTACTAATGTTAGCTATCTTTACTATGGGTGTATTAGGTTTATGTGGTGCAATTTATGCCATCATGCGACTATAATACCTCATTTGACAAAGTATAAATCATGTGGTATGGTCTATACATAATAACAACTAAACAATAGGAGAATCTAAATTGCTTATTATAAATTTTGAAGACGTTAAAAAAGGTACTACAATTAAAGGTGGTATCACACCAATTAAGATAGCCTTGACTTTATTAAAGTTAAGATATATTGATGGTCATAAGCCTGTTATCTTTAGGAATAAATCTATAGTCGAAAAGGGTTGGTTTGTTCGCAAGGGTGAGGGTGGCAAATCAGGTGAAGCCTTGATTAGATTTAATTGGGGTAATAAGTATTCATCTTTCCATGCCTATAATAGGAATGGTAAGCCTAGAGTAGCACAAAATTGGTACGTTGCTATCAAGTCTGCTCTAATACAAAAGAAAGTAGCTTAACAACTTGTGAAGCTATACAACTAGAGGAGGAGCTAGGCATCTCATACGTTAAACTGCCTACTTACTTTAACTCTAACGACATGGAGATTTATATGTCAGTACAAAACATACTAGCCATCTACAATGTGGCAACAACTGATGAGATCAAAGATGGTGTTACATGGTATCGCAGAGCCTATCTCGATTGCAGAAAGATTGCCATCAAACACAAAGTACCTATACATATTGTCGTAGGTGTTGTGTCAGCACTATCGCCTAACAACAAGTGGGAACGTAACGTAGTCAATGCAGATGAATTGATTGGTGCATACATAAATGGAGATGGTATTGATAGCATCAAGGTATCAACGTATCACAAGATGAAGGAGAAAGCATGGCATATACTAGGGCAGATGCCTAGAAAAGATGACGTTGCTTTTATTCTCAATGGTCAAAAGATTACCTCGTTCTATCAAAATATTATGGGATATGATACGTGTACTGTTGATGGTCATGCTAGGAATATATACTATGCAGAACGTGAAGGCTTGACTACACCTAAAGTAAACATAGGCAAGAAAGAATATATTATGTTACAACAAGCCTATGTTGATGCAGGTAAGCAAGTCATAGTGAATGGACAACCCCTAAAAGCCTATGAGATGCAAGCTATAACATGGGTAGCATGGAGACGTATACATGGAATTAAGTAACGTATCCTTAAATAGATTAGTACCTATCTATCTTATGAGTTCTTTCTTATACTATGAGTGTGATAAGAATGTATTAGAAGATGAGCAGTTTGACTATCTATGTAAAAAACTATATGATAATTGGGATAAGGTAGAGCATATGCACAAACACTTAATAGACAAGGATAACTTGTTAGCAGGTAGTGGATATGGTATAGAATATACTAGCATGATTAGAGGTGGAGCAATCAGTTGGTATGAGCAAGAAACAGCTTCACAACTTGTTAAACCAAATCAGGGAGATTAAATATGATACAAGTAACTAGACAGTCAGCAATCACTAGGAAGATAAACACAATGGAGTTACCTATAACTCAAGAACATCTAGACATGTATGAAACTGTAGGGGATATACTTATACAAGATGCTTTCCCTAATCTAAATGCAGAACAACGAGAGTTCCTACTAAGTGGTATTACACCACAAGAATGGAATGATACTTTTGGAGAATAAGAATGATACATTGGAAAACTAAAGAAGAGATGGGCGAAGGCTATCAACTTAATCAAGATGAACACAAGGATAATGAATACAATTATTTAGTTGTCATTGATGAGCATGAAACTAATACCATGAGAACAAAATATCTCATTAGAGATGTGTGGGATATGGATAAACTAGTAGACTTAAAAAATCACTTAGATGATATAATATTAGAGAGGAAAGACTAATGCGAAACACAAATAATTTTCAGAAGATTGCAGTAAAGAAGAAGCCTACCAAGACTTACAATAAAGATTGGAAGATTGCTCGGAAGCTGCAACGTAAAAGTAAACGAGTTATGCAGGAGAAAGTATATGCTTAGTAAAATAGAAGTTTCAGTAGACCAACTAGAGATTATCGTAGATGCTCTAGAGACAGAGTATCAATCATGGGAACAAAACTTAGGGGGTGATGATGAAGATTCATATGACCGACTACAGTATGAGATGAGTAAGGCTCTTATGATTAAGTTAGATAAACAATTAATACAACTAAGACTACTAGAACAGAAGAAGGAGTATGACAATGATATGTGCAAGTTTGTTTAATGGGTGTGGTGTAGGTGCATTAGCTATGCTACGTGCCAACTTACCCATCACTAAGTTTTACTATTCAGAGATAGACAAGTATGCCAACATAGTTATGGAAGCTAACTTTCCTGATGCTATACCTATAGGAGATGTAACCAAGGTTGATGCTAGTAGTTTCAATGATGACATAGATATTTTAATGGGTGGCTCGCCTTGTCAGGGATTTTCTTTTGCAGGACATCAGCTTAACTTTGATGACCCACGTAGTAAGTTATTCTTTGAGTTCATACGTATCAGAGATGATGTCAAGCCTAAGTATATACTCTTGGAGAATGTACGTATGGCTAAGAAATCACAAGATATCATATCTGAGTACATGGGATTTGAACCACAAGCTAAGAACTCTAAGTGGCTTAGTGGTCAGAATAGGTACAGACTTTATTGGTGGGGTAAGCTACAAGCTGATGGCACATACAAGCAGATGCCTATTGATGACATGATTGACAAGGGTATTACTATGCAAGACATACTAGAAGATGGCTATGCTACAGATGAAATGACTAGCCAAGATGGTAAGTCTCATTGTCTTACTGCTAGGTATAATGGTGCAGTATGGTGGAATAGTATTGAACGTAAGCAACGTACTATGGTACTGAAAGATAACCCTACCATGTCCAAAGATGGATTGATTAGGGTTGGTACTGCTGACCTCAAAGGGCATGACTCAATCAAGCGAGTGTATGCACAAGAAGGCAAAGCACCTACTCTTACTACCATGCAAGGTGGACACAGAGAACCAAAGGTTGCAGTATCAAAAGATATGTGGCGAAAGCTGACACCCCTAGAGTGTGAACGATTGCAGACATTACCTGACAACTACACCAATCATGTATCCAATTCGCAGAGATACAAGATGATTGGTAATGGGTGGACAGTTGATGTGATTGCACATATACTCAAGGGTATACAGTTAGATGAATGGTTTGATATGTATAACAACACAGAGGAGAGAGTATAATGAATGTAGATAATTACTATAAACAACTTGAAGGTTTTAGAATAAAGAGTTACTTAGGAGAAAGTAAAGATGGCTTTCCACAGTTTCATCTAACCAAGCCTAGATACAAAGATGTCAAGGTTGAGGTAAGTGCAGATGGAGAAGGTAACTATGGTGGTGTATTGTTCCTAAGTGAAATGGAGACTGCGTAATGGCTTTTGACCAAATGAATATTAAAGATATGTTGTGTGATATGTATGACATTCAACGTCAAGTTAAGCAAGCTAAGTTACTTGATAAGCCAAAAGATAATGATGGAACTATCTTTACAATTAAAGATTGTTTTGACAATGTTATTGGTCAATTAGAACAAGAACTTGAACGTAGAGGACAGGAGATAAACTAATGTTATTGGAATCAATGATATGCCTAGCACTCAACGTGTACCATGAGGCTAAGAATCAAAGTTTCATAGGGCAAGTGGCAGTCGCACAAGTTGTGATGAATAGGGTAAAGGATACACGATACCCTAACACAGTATGTGACGTAGTTAAGCAAGGTGCAACATATAAATGGAAGCCTGACTTTCCTATCAAGAATAGGTGTCAGTTCAGTTGGTACTGTGATGGCAAGAGTGACAAGCCTAAAGAACATCAGGCATGGAGAACTGCTATGCACATTGCTAATGGTGTATACAATGGACACTTAGATGACTTTGTTGAGGGTGCTACACACTACCATGCACACTATGTCAATCCTAGTTGGGCAGATACTAAGACGTATGTAACACGAATAGATGACCACATATTTTATAGATGGGAGATTAAAGATGAATAGATTTATTATAGAAAAAACACCAAAGGAGATATCTAAGTCTCTATGTGACCAACATGTAGTTAAGATGCCACTAGAAGAAGCACAGATGTTATGTACAACGCTATGGCATTATGTACCTGACTATGCAGAGGAGTATGACTTGTACAAACCTGTTCATCAGAAGCACCCATGCACATTGTGGGCAATGGAATGTCGCAAGAATTATGAGTGGGCATTTGGATTGTATCACTTCATGCTTGAGGAGTACACGAACAGATACAAGAAGGTGCATGGTGCGAGTAAACATTATGATGCTTTGAAGTTGGGTGCTAAGTTTGTGCCTGACACTACTAACTTTATCACACCACATCCACAATGTTTTAGTGGGCATGATGACTTGAAGACAGATGAGAACTTTCCTATCCAAGCATACAGAAGTTTTTATATTGTTGACAAGATGAAGTTTGCGAGGTACAAGTATACAGAGATACCTGAGTGGTTTGAAGAAGAAGATGAACACATAGCTTGTTATAGTTATCCTAACTGTGATGAAGCACCACTTGGATGTATCGTATCACAAGGCTCACAAGCAGAGTCATATGGACACAGATAAAGGAGAGATTTAAAAATGAAAATACATAGAGTAGTACAGATGTTAGGTGCAACAACAAGCACAGGTAAATTAGCAAGTGATATGTATGACTTAAACTATAAGACATATTATTCAGAAGCAGAGGGTAGAGATATACCTATATCACACATGGACTTTCAACATATGGTCAGAGCATTTGTGAAACAGAATGACGAAGACGTTAGGACTGATACACAAGAAGGTAAGATAAAAGAACAAGCAAAGTTCTATGATGATGTTGTTGAAAAGAACGACAAAATATATAGGAAAAAGATAAAGGAACTTGAGTTAGAAAACCAACGTCTTGTCCAACAACTTGAGCATGATGAAACTGTAGTACCTAGAGAAGCCTATCAAGTAATGTGGGATAACTGTAAAAAGTTAACTACACAGGTAGAAAACTTACAAGAAAGATGTAACACTAAAGATAATATCATGGAAAGTTTACGTGATAAATTATATGATGCATCATCTTTACAAGGGTGTTACTATACCTTTAGTGAAGTACCACAAGATGCAGAAGGTAATGCCTTTATCAAGAACTGTAGAAAGTATTTGAATAGAGATTCATATAAGATAAGAGTTAAAGGACAACACCTTAAACCTGAGTTATATGGAAAGGGTAGAGCATATCATGGTGCAAACATGGAAGATTCTACACACATGAGAGTTTATATTGACACAAAGAGAGGAGATGAGTAATGGCTAAAAAAACAAAAGAAATAAATAAAATACTCAATTTAACTAAACATCAAGCAAAACAGATACTAGATATGCTTGAGGATTTACGTAGTATCAATGCAAACACAGATGAAAAAGTTCCACTAGATTACGAACAGATATGCAAGCTAGATGGAATGGAGTTTCAACTTGCTAACATAGTAGGTGCTAAAGTTGAGTGCGAACATGGACATTATACAAGATGGAGTGGGTCTTATGAATATAAGACTTGACTTCTGTCTCAATATCTTATACAACACAATTATAAATCAGTTTAACAAGTTGTTAAGCTACAACAATAGAAAGGGAGAATAACTATGCCATTAGATATAGTACAAGACAAATTAATTAAATTAGATGATAACTTAAACTTCAAGGTAGCTTACGAGCCTACTAAGATGAGAGACCACAAGTATGTAGTCAGAGAAGATACAGGCGAGTACATGGGTATCGTTGGTAGTGGGTTCAAGTGTGCATCACACCCTGCATTTTTTAATGCTATGGAACAGGTTATACAAGACAATCGTGACTTCAAAGATTTATATGGTGCAGAGGTTAAACTAAGAAGTGCTAGAAATAATGCATGGTCACAGGTAGATATTACATTACCTAACGTGTCACATACTATAACGACACCTAAACATCAGACAGTTATTAATGAGAGAATCATAGGCTTACATGCCATAGATGGTTCATGCTCTAACCAAGCACATGTTGGTGCTATAGATACATACTGTTCTAATGGTCAGATTACAGGTGATTTTAAATCTGTGATGATGAAGAACACTAAAGGTTTCAACATAGATAACTTTATATGGGAACTTAAAAACTCTAAGAATACCTTTGATGCTAGACAAAGATATCTACAGTCTATGGCTGATACACCACTCAATGTAGATGGTAAGACTTTACTTGAGAAGATAATCAAGTCAGAGAAGTTAGCTAAGAAGATGTACGAGTTAGCTTGTGTAGAAATATCTAAGAGAGGTAAGAATGTGTTTGCATTATACTCTGCCTTCACAAACTATGCATCTTATGCTGATGAGAGAAATGGTTTTGCCTTACGAAACACAGGTAAGGATACTGTTGCACAATCTATGTGGGCAAGAGAGCAGAAGGTATCACAATGGGTATCATCACCTGAGTTCAAGTCGTTGATGGCAGCCTAAGATGAAGTTATCAAACTTAATAGATAAGTATTATTTATCCTTTGATTTCAAGAACTTACGGCAGGAAACTAAAGTACAATATCAATACTTTTTAACTGTCTTATCTGAGACAAAAATAGATAATGCTAAAAATTTAGGCAGTATCAAAATATCTGATATCACTACCAAGATGGCAAAGGTAGCATATGAGATGTGGTGTGAGAGGGGTATACATATGGCTAATCATGTAATGTCTGTAGCGAGAGTTGTATATAATTTTGCAATACATATGGAGCATTATAATATTAACCCCTTCACAAGTATCAAAAGGAAGACACCTGTAGCAAGAAAGGTGGTGTGGACAAAGGATAATGTCTGCACATTCCTTGACTATGCATATCAAGACTTTCATACAAGAAACATAGGCTTGATTGCACAGATGGCATATGAGTGGTGTCAAAGACTTGGAGATATGCGAGTAATAAAATGGGAGAACCTAGAGTTGGATAAAAATAAAATGCACATAGAACAATCTAAACGTAGGGCAGAAGTGTTTCTACCTATATCAGAGTCACTATGCGAGATGCTTACTCAGCAGAAACAAGATTATGGGTTTCAAGAGTATGTAGCACCCTGTACAAAGCCTTCTAAGGGGGTCTACAAGCCTTATTCTAAACATAGGCTACCTAAACTAGCTAGAGACATAATGAATGATGCAGGACTTCCTGTGGAGTTACGTCTGTCTGATCTAAGAAGAACAGGCACAACAGAGATGGTTGATGCAGGTGTTTCTATGGGTAATATTATGGCAGTCACAGGTCATACTAATCCTCAAAGTGTTAAGCCTTACATGAAGAATACACTAGCTAGTGCTAATCTTGCATTAAATTTAAGAAAAAGTTTGACGGATGTTTAAATCCATGCTACAAGACATTGTCATTGCCCAGAGGTACATACTATGAACAACATAAAAGAATACATAAAAGACTTAGATATATCTAACGGAGAGACACGAAGATTAAACTGTCCGTCTTGTAATGGTTATAAAACATTTACTGTTACAAACAATATGGGTAGTATACTATGGAACTGTTACAAAGTAACATGTGACATAAGTGGTAATAGTAAAGTCAGACTATCTGTAGATGATATTAAAAAGACTAGCATACAACAATCTGAAGTAGAATTTGTATTGCCTGATTATGTTGTACCTCACAGGTATAGAAGAGAGGTCATGGAGTTCTGTGAACTATGGGATTTAGATGTTGACACACTAGACTTACATTATGATGTAAAAGAAAAACGTGTTGTATTCCCTGTCACCCACAATGGTACTATCCTAGATGCAGTAGGCAGGTCTGTCACCAACCGATTACCTAAATGGAAAAGATATGGAAAAAGTGACTTGCCTTTTGTATATGGTTGTGGTAGTGTCGCAGTTGTTGTTGAGGATTGTGTCAGTGCTTCAGTTGTAGGTAGTGATGCATATGTTGGGGTAGCTGTGTTAGGTACATCATTATCTGAAGCTCATAAAGAGTATATGACACGATTCTCAACAGCTATTATAGCACTAGACCCTGATGCATTACCTAAGACACTATCTTTTGCTAAAGAGTTAAAAGCATACGTAAAGAATGTTTACGTACTGAAGTTAACAGATGATTTGAAATATAAGAATGATGTAGATATAATAAATTTAATGAACCTAACCCCAAAGGAGATATAATATGGAACTAGCACTATTAAGAAGTTTAATGGATAAAGAATTTTATTCAGAACACAGAGGAGCAAAATGTCCTGACAGACTATTCAGTAAGGATGCTCGTAAAATAAAGAACGCAATAGATACAGCAATGGATAGGTATGAAAGGACACTGACACCTGACGAGATTGAAGCCTTGTTTATGTCTAACAATCCTACACTAACTACTGCACAGAAGCAGGCATACTCTTCTCTGTTTGCTCAGGTAAGGAAAGAGACACCTCTAGGTGGTGATGTTGCACAAGAAGTGTTATCAAAACTATTTCAACAGGTGGTTGGAGAAGATGTTGCTAACTTAGGCTTTGAGTATGTAAATGGCTCACAGACAAGTCTAGAACCTCTGAGACGTTTGATTGAGCAACACAATGATGACTTTACACCTGACTTAAATGTGGAGTGGGATGACATGGACATAGAAACATTATTATCTAAGAATGATTTAGAAGCTAGATGGCATTTCAATATACCTGCTTTGACTAGGCAAGTGAGTGGAGTTAATGCAGGACACTTGATTGAGATAGGTGCTAGACCTAATACAGGTAAGACATCTTTTCATGCAAGTATGATTGCAGGACCTGAAGGTTTAGCACATCAGGGTGCTAATTGTATTGTTCTATGTAATGAAGAGGGTAGTCACAGAGTTGGTGCTAGATACTTAACTGCATCAACAGGTATGACTATGCAAGAGATAAAGGCAAATCCAACTAAGGCAAGAGACTTATATGAACCTGTCAAGGCAAAGATAAAAATTAAAGATGCTTCTAATCGTGATATGGCATGGGTTGAGAGTGTGTGTAAATCTTATAAACCTGATGTAGTCGTATTAGATATGGGAGATAAGTTTGCAAGGACAGGTGGTTTTGCTAGACCTGATGAAGCACTCAAAGCAAATGCTATCCATGCTCGTATGATCGCCAAGCAACATGAGTGTGCCGTATTTTATATGTCTCAACTATCTGCTGATGCAGAGGGTAAGATTATACTTAATCAAGCTATGATGGAAGGATCACGTACAGGAAAAGCTGCAGAAGCAGATTTAATGATACTAATTGCTAAGAATCCACCAAAGCAAGATAGTCCTGAAGAAGAAGAAGATTTACAAAGACATCTTAATGTTGTTAAGAATAAACTGACAGGGTGGCATGGTTCTAGAATATGCACACTCAACTATAAAATAGGGAGATATGAGGTATGAGTATTAAAGGAGATATTAGAGAAGATGGTAAAAGATTTGATGGTTTTACTTGGAGAGAAGTAGGATTAAATCATCACATGAATGAAAAGGGTTTAATTTTCTACAAAAGAAAATATAGAACTTTAAAAGGGTATTTAAAAACAGGTGGCAATATCGCTAAAATTAAAGGTAGTATACCTGATGTATCATCTATTGGTAAAGTAGTAACACTACTGTACGATCAACAACCCAATGGATATATATATGCTATTACAAATCCTGCTTGGGAAGGTTGGGTAAAAATAGGTATGGCAGTAGATGCAAAAGACAGATGTAACTCTTATCAAACCTCTAGTCCTTTTCGTGATTATAAAATAGAAATATCTGTTGCTGTTGAAGATAGAAGAAAATCAGAAATACTAGCACATAAAAAAGCTAAAAAAATAGCTAGACAAACTGTAGGTGAATGGTTTAGTATGCCTATAGAAGAAGTAAAAAGTATAATACAGGAGTTGAAATGAAACTAACACTTGACGTAGAAAATACAGTCACTAAGAGGGATGGCAAGATGCACCTTGATCCTTTTGAACCTACCAATAAATTAGTTATGGTGGGTTGTCTAACGGATACAGGTAAGGAGTATTTATTCAGAGATAACTTTGATGGAGTACAAGAACTGCTAGATCAAGCTACCATACTTATTGGTCACAATATATCTTACGACTTAATGTGGTTATGGGAATGTGGTTTTAAGTATGAAGGTAGTGTGTTTGACACTATGTTAGCAGAGTACGTGCTACAGAGGGGTATAAAGAAACCTCTGTCACTAGAAGCATGTGCAGAAAGATATGACTTAGATACAAAGAAGCAGGACACACTGAAGGAATACTTTAAGAAAGACATGGGAGTTGACGAGATACCACCTGAAGAACTGTCTGAGTATCTTTCAGCAGACTTACATGCTACACAGCAACTATCTGATGAATTATACAGAAAACTAAATACTGTAGAGTATAGTAGTCTAATGGAAACAGTAGTGCTTAGTAACAGTGTATCAATAGTATTGGCTAAGATATACTCAAGAGGGTTTGCTGTTAATCTAAGTAAACTAGAAGAAGTTCGTTCTGAGTTTGAGAAAGAAAAGATTGAGACAGAGAAGAGACTACGTTTACAAGTGTCTAATCTAATGGGTGACACATCTATTAATTTAAATAGTCCTGAGCAAATGTCTTGGGTTATATATAGTCGTAAACCTAAAGAAAAAACAACATGGTTGAATCACTTTCATCCTTATATGAATAAGGCAGACTTGGTACGTAAAATAAATGAACAGTCAGACATAGTATATAAAACTACAGCAGTTAGATGCTCTCATTGTTATGGAACAGGCAGACTTAGAAAGATAAAGAAAGATGGAACACCCTATATTAATCAGCCTAAGTGTGATAAATGTGAGGGTAGTGGTTATATATTTAAACCATCTAATAATGTAGCAGGTTTTAAGTTCAATCCACCAACTGCTAAATGGGTTACTGCTAATGGTTTTAGTGTTAATAAAAATATGTTAGCCATACTACAGCGATCAGCTAGGAATACAAATAGACAGGATGCTTATAACTTCTTAACTGATCTACAAAGAGTATCAGCATTAGATACTTACCTGTCCTCTTTTGTAGAGGGTATAAATATATATGTAAAACCTGACAAGAAACTACATGTTAGACTATTACAACACAGAACTTCTACAGGCAGATTCAGTGGTGCAGACCCAAACATGCAGAATATGCCTAGAGGTGGTACATTCCCTGTCAAGAGGGTTTTTGTATCAAGATGGCAAGGGGGAAAGATACTTGAAGCTGACTTTGCTCAATTAGAGTTTAGGGCAGCGGCTTTCCTATCACAAGATAAAACAGCAATGAAGGAGATTGAAGATGGATTTGATGTACATGCATACACTGCTTCTGTCATTACGGAATCAGGTCAGAAGACTACTAGGCAAGAAGCAAAAGCTCATACCTTTGCACCCCTCTATGGAGCAACAGGATTTGGGAGAACGACTGCTGAAGCAAAATATTATGAACAGTTCACAGAAAAGTATCAAGGTATCAAGCTATGGCACACCAGATTGGCTAAAGAAGCTCTAGATAAAAGAATGATTACTACACCATCAGGCAGACAGTTTGCTTTCCCTGATGTAGAACGAAGAAGAAACGGCACTGTTAGTCACTTTACACAGATAAAGAATTATCCTGTACAGTCATTTGCTACTGCTGATATAGTTCCCTTAGTACTAATACACATGGAGAACTTGTTATCTACGCACAAGTCTTGTATAGTTAATTCTGTGCATGATTCTGTGGTAGTTGATATACACCCTGAAGAAGTAGATCAGGTTTTATATATAATTAAGAAACTTAATAATGATCTGCAAAGTATTATTGAACAGCAGTTTAAGATTGAGTTTAATGTGCCACTATTACTTGAAGCAAAAATAGGTGATAATTGGCTTGACACTAAAGATGTTGCGTGATATAACTACGGAACTTATGTAAACAGAAAGGAAATTTAATGACAGAAATAATGACAATAGATACTAATAACTACAATGCTATGGCTAAAGCTATGGGTATTGCAGGAGAAGGTACTACTACACCTAAAAAGAGTAACAATCTTAATAGGTTAAGAATATGGCACTCACCATTAATGGGTTACGAAGAAGTTAATGGTAAGAATAAAAAGACTGAGATAATAGAAGGTGGATCATATCGTCTAGAAGTATTAGACGGAGATAAGTCTACATTTTATTATGCTAATGAGATGTCAGTCAGACCTTTTATGCAACGATTTATGTATAGAAGATATGTAGCTAATACCAATGCCAAGCAGGGTGAACCAAAAGGAACTTATCAAAGAACTATTATGGCAGACAGCCTTAATATGGATTTAAAAGATAACACAGGTAAGTTTAATTGTGGTAAACCTACAGGTTATGTAAAGGACTTCAAGGCATTACCATCTGATATGCAGGACTTAATACGACAGATTAAGAGAGTTAGAGTTGTGTTTGGTACTGTTCAACTAGTAGGTGCAAAGGATTCAAATGGAGATGATGTCTCTTTAGAATCACTTCCTTTTATATGGGAGATAGATAATAAGGATGCCTATAAGACAGTAGGAGATCAGTTTACTGCGTTCTCAAAGAAGCAGAGACTACCTCTACAGCATAATATTTACTTTGACAAGACAGAGGAAAATCCTTTACCAAATGGTAGTTCTTTCTATACACCTGTAGCCAAAATAGATATGACTAAAGCCTTAGATATTAGTAACGAAGATCAAAAGCTATTCTCTGATTTTATGGATTGGGTCAAGAACTTTAATGACTACATATATAAAGATTGGGATGAGAAGGCTTATGCTAATCAGAAAGAATCTTCTCAAGAAGACATTGAAACTGTTGAGCAGTTTATTGATGTTGAATTAGAAGAAGGAGCAGCCTAATGAATCACCCTGCTGAACTGCTAGTGCATCAATATATGACGGATGCTATAAATGGTAAATCTACTATGTCTGAGGAAGTAATTGAACAAGTAGGTAACGATGTAAAGGAAGCACTTAGGAAGCAGTTTGGTGGGGGAGTCAAACGAGGTGACTTCCGATTGCGTATGTCCAACTTAGGCAGACCTACCTGTCAACTGTGGTTTGATAAAAACAAGCCTGAAGAAGCATCTAGTAAACCAAATAACTTTATGATGAACATGATGTTAGGAGATATTGTTGAAGCAGTATTTAAAGGTTTACTAAAAAGTGCAGGAGTTAAGTATGAAGAACCTGAAAACGTGACCCTAGACTTGGGAGACACCAAAATAGCAGGTACATATGACTTAGTTCTAGATGGTGCAGTTGATGATGTTAAGTCAGCTTCAGGTTGGTCATACGACAACAAGTTTGTTGACTATGAAACTCTGAGAGAAGGAGATGCATTTGGTTATGTTAGTCAATTAGTTGGTTATGCAAAAGCTGCCAAGAAAAAGATTGGTGGTTGGTGGGTAGTCAACAAAGCTAATGGTGCATTTAAATATGTGTCAGCACAAAATGCTGATGCAGATTATGAGATGAAGAAGATAAGAGCAACAGTAGAGACAGTAAACGAAAATAAGTTTGCTCGTTGCTTTGAACCTATTGAAGAAACATTTAGAGGTAAGCCTACAGGTAATAAAATACTAGGAGTTAACTGTAGTTTTTGTTCATACAAAGAGTCCTGTTGGGATAACCTACAACAGTTACCCTCTGTGATGTCTAAAGCACAGTTTCCTAAAGTTGTAAACTATGTAGAATTAAATGTCTCCTCATAAAATAAGAAGAGAAGCAATAAAATATGGGTATAGGAGTGGTTTAGAGCATAAGATAGCAGAGTATCTTACCCTACTAAAGCATAAATATGAATATGAAAGCATTAAAATAGAGTGGGAAGACTTAACTTATCGCACCTATACCCCTGATTTTATTTTAAAAAATGGTATAATAATAGAAACTAAAGGTAGATTTCTAACAGCAGATAGAAAAAAACATCTATGTATAAAAAAACAACAACCAAGTCTTGACATTAGGTTTGTTTTCACTAATAGTAGAAGTAAATTAAGTAAAGGAGCAAAATCAACCTACGGAGAATGGTGCATAAAACATGGTTTTAGATACTATGATAGGATCATACCTGAAGATTGGTTAAAAGAAAAAGGAAAAAACAAGCACCCTAAATTCATAAAGTTTTTAGGTACAAAAATAAGGAGATAATAGAATGATAAAAAATATGTTTGATAGAAGACCTGAGTGTTGTTACATAGAACTACAACCTAACTTAACAAAAGACAATAAATGGACAGGACAAGTAGAAGTCAATATATTGACATCACGTAATAACCCTATGGACACAGAATCTAGGAATGACTTATTACATTTGTGCCAACTTACAGCGAGTACTGTGGCTTTAATGGAACAAGATTATGAATTAGTTGATAGACTAGAGGAGTTTGTTAACGAAAAAGATGAATATACACCTGATTATGACAATAAAAAGGTTGACATTGTACACGGAGAAGATAATATAGTACACCTATCGTTTACTACGGAAACTAAAGGGAAAGCATAATGGAAAGGTATGGTGATTATATGGCAAGAAGAATGAACGAGGAAGCTAAAAAGGATATGGTTAATAGTCCTGAGCATTACAATAAAGCAGGCATTGAGACTATTGATGCTTTAGAAGCTATGTTAACTAATGGGTTTGATTATTACCTACAAGGTAACATAGTTAAGTACCTATGGAGATACAGGTATAAGAATGGTGTTGAAGATTTAAAGAAAGCACAATGGTATCTCAATAAATTAATTGAGGTCTACGATGATAAAAGTTAAAATGATGTTAACTTTACATGTAGACGAAGAGGAATATCCTATACCTGCCGATCAAAATGTGGCAGAGGAATTAGAGACAAGTATGACAGAATTTATATATGATATAGGTGGTGTTAAAATAAAAAATATTAGAACTTTACAGGAGACATAAATGATACGAAATTACTTACCGACTGATTATCAGAACTTCATAGCACTCTCTCGCTATGCAAGGTGGAAAGAAGATGAACAACGCAGAGAGAATTGGAGTGAGACTGTAGATAGGTACTTTGACTATATGAGCAACCATCTTAAAAATAATCATTCTTATACTATTACAAAAGCTCTTAAAGAGAAATTGACAGATCAAATAATGTCTCTAGGTATTATGCCTAGTATGAGAGCCTTAATGACTTCAGGACCTGCATTAGACAGATGTCATGTAGGTGGTTATAACTGTAGCTACATACCTGTGGATAGTCCACGTTCATTTGATGAATGTATGTATATACTTATGTGTGGTACAGGTGTAGGTTTCTCTGTTGAAAGAGAGAATGTTGACAAGCTACCCATAGTCAATGAACACTTTGAGGACAGCACTACTATCATCACTGTAGGTGACAG